AACTCATAATTATAGCAACCTGCTTGGCATAGTCAGTATTAGGGTTGGGCAGCAGGTGCAGAACCATTCATGTCTCCGCACGTATGTGCGAATACGTTTTAGCCCTGCCTAAAAAATAATCTTCCCATGCCTGAAACGGAAGAGGTTTGCGGGATCACACTCACGTCGGACTTTCCTGACCGCATTGACTCGCCCGACCCTGCGGCGTGCATACAGGCGCTTGTAGACCACGGCACGTGGGTGGACGCCGCCCGCGAGGTCAACACGAGCGAGGACACGCTACAGCGTTGGGGTGGCAAGTACCCCGAGATTGAGGAGGCGTACAAGAAGGGGCGTCGCTCTCTCGGCTACGAGGGGGAGCAGACAATGGTGATGCTCATGCGCGGCCAGTTGCCCGACACCGCCGACGAGGACGTGGAGAAGCCGAAGCCGCGAACCATGCTGAACGCGGCAAAGAAGATCGTCGGCGTAAACCACGCCACGAAGGACTACACGCAGAGCCAGAAAATCATCCGCGAGGACGGGGAGGAGGCCGAAGAGGTCGAGCGAAAGCTAGAGGACATGGGGCAAGATGAACTGCTCGACGTTCTCAATAGCAAAATGGAAGATGAGTAGCCACCTCGCGGTTTCCGACACGAAGCAGGCTGCAATTGAGGAGGCCGAGCAGCAAATGCTCCAGCGGCGGGAAAGCCGCGTAACCGAGGAGCTACGGCGCCGGGCGCGGCTCATGACGGTCTGCGATGGGGACATGGAGGCGCAAGAGGCCGAGCGTCGCCTGTGCGCAAGTGATCCGTGTCGATTTATCGACAACTGGATCTGGGCGTACAACCCGTGGAATGCGGACACGCCGCTCCCAACCAAGATGCCGTTTCAGCTGCGGCCGAAGCAGCGGGAGTTTGTGCACTGGTTGGAGGAGCTTATCGAGGGCGGGGAGAATGGGCTTATCGAAAAGAGCCGGAAGGAGGGCGCGAGCTACCTCTGCTTGGCTTTTGGGCTGCACCACTGGCTTTTCGAGGAGGGGTTTTCAATGACCGTGGGCAGCCGGAAGTTCGAGCTCGTGGAGAAGAAGGGGGATCTAGACGCCTTGATTCCAAAGGTGCGCTATATGCTCTACAACCTCCCGTCGTGGATGCGCCCTGGGGAATTTATTCCGAACGAGCACGATAACGAGGCCCGTTTACTAAACCCCGCCAAGAATACGTCTATCACGGGAGAGGCAGGCGAGAACATGGGGCGCGGAGGGCGCTCGACCTTCTACTTGATCGACGAATGGGCCTTTGTGAAACGGCAGGACGCGGTAAACGCAGCGGTGTCCGACAATGCGAAGGTGCACGTAAAGCTATCCACGCCTTCGGGATCGCAGGACAAGATGCACGAGGAAAAGCACTCAGGGCGATACGAGGTTTTCCAGCTGCACTGGCAGGACAACCCGGTAAAGAACTACACTGCCGGCGTACGTACCGAAGATGGCGTTAAGACAATCTACCCGTGGTACGAGAAACAGAAAAGCCAGAAAGACCCCGTCACTGTCGCCCAAGAGATCGACATTGACTATGGCGCGGCGGCGGAGAACGTCGTGATCCCGTCGAAGTGGGTGCGCGCTGCGGTTGAGAATACACTTGCCAGGGGCTCGGTTGCTCATGCTGGGCTCGACGTGGCCGACAAAGGCCACGACACGATTTTAACCATTCGGCGCGGCCCGGTCGTCGTGCGCGTTGAAGACGTAGGGGGAACCGGGCAGATTGACCGCGTAGAGCGGCTATGTAGGGAGTATGGTGTAGGGGTGCTCTATTATGACCGAATGGGGGTTGGTGCACAAGTGACGGCCACGTTAAAGAAGAACGAGGACCAGTTGCCATTTGCCGTAGTGGGAGTTACGAACAGCGACCGGCCAACGAACCGCGTCTTTCGAGACCGCCCCGAAGTGCGAGCTGACGAGCGGTTCAAGGACTACGCCGCCGAGCTTTGGTGGGCACTTCGGTTGCGATTCCAGGCTACCTATGAGGCGTCGCAGGGGCAGCGTATGCCAGAGTCTGAGCAAATATCCATCCCCGACCGTTCTACGCTGATCACGCAGCTATCCCAGCCCTCCTACGCGAAGACGGGGAGCGGCAAGATTAAGGTCAACAAGAAAGGGCAGGGCACATCCAGCCCGGACGAGGCGGAGTCGTGCATGTATTCGTATGCAGAGCCCGCAACGGCGGACTGGTCATCTCTCGATACCGTACAAGGAATGGTGAACTGATATGCCTACGAATTGGCTACAGCAGTCCCACCCCGCATACAAAGAGGAGCAGTGGAAGACGGTGCGCTCCCACCTTCGTGGCACGATCCTTAACAACTTGAATGAGCACTTGACCCAGAAGGGACAAGGGGAGGCGCAGGAAGCTTTTCGGGCGCGAAAGGAAATCGCGTCCTACATCCCGCACTACACCCGAGCGGTGCTGTCGCTGGCAGGGATGATCGTGCAGAACGAGGACGATATTCAGCGGAATTGGTGGGATGATGATGTTTTGGGGGACCCGGAGACGACAGGAACGGCCATGTCCGCGCTTTGGCGAGATGTGGACGGGCGAGGGACCGATTGGCCGGTTTTGCGGACGCAGGCACTCGTAGACATGACCGGCTATCAGCACGTGTGGACACTGATCGAAGGCGTGCGCCGAACGGGACAGACACAGGCCGACACGAGCGGATTTGGGAAGGCGCGCCTACTCAACCCACTATCGGTGATGGATTGGGTGACAGATGGAGGGCGCTTGGTGGAGGTGAAGGTCAAATCTAAAGTGGACCCGCGAAGCTCGGTGACGGACGACACCGACCCCGAAGAGCGATTCCACGTGTTTGACCTAGAGGGCGTCACCACCTACCGCAACAACGACGGTGATGTTGAACGCATTGGTCGTCGCCTGTACGGCCCCGACGGCTTTCAGTATGTGGACCGAGAGGGCCGCCCGGTGCTCCCGATTTATCGCACCAGGGTCCCCGTCCGGGCGCCGATCGGCTACATGATGGCGAAGTTTGCCGAGTGGCTGTTTAACTTTCGAAATGTTCGCAACTTTCACCTGTGGTCCTCAGCACTCGCGCGAATGTGGACCGACGCCACAGACTCTAACGACCGCTTCGACGAGGACACCTTCCAGAAGTTTGAGGAGCTGATCAAGGAGGGTTCATCGTTTTTCCCGAAAGAGATCGGGTACTCGTCACCGCCAATGGAAGGGGCGAAGGCGCGGAACGACACATTGGAGGAGGAGACCGACAACTTCTATTCGGTGTTCTTCCAATCCTTTGGGGACGTGGCGCGGGAGCGCACCGCAACAGAGATTGATCAGCAGGTTGCGCAATCGGTCGGGGCATACCTGACCCTTGAGACCCAGGCCATCGACGAGTGGGAGAATGACATGATGTGGCGGCTCGCTCAAGTGAACCGGCCAGACGGCCCGTTTGAGGTTTGGATGCAGGCCGACGTGAAGCGGTCTACGGACTTTAGGCACGTAGATGTCGGCGCCCAGGTTCAGGCGTTGGCTGAGAATGCATTTGAGAACAAGGTCCCTCTCGGCGAAGAGGGTCGCGCCAACGCCGCGATGAAGTTTGCCGACAAACTAGACGTGCCGGTCGATGAGGAGCAGATCCGGAGCGAGGTTGAGGGCACCGAAGAACGACTTCTTCGCCGAGTTCGCGAACAAAACGGAGAAGACGCCGAACTGACGCTATGACTGAGCCTGCTGACGCGCTCTGGTTGAGCGTGGATGTGTATGACGGGGAAGTAGAAATGGCAACCATCATGGTCACGCAAAAGGCCGCGTGGACCATTGACGGGGAAATCGGTACCTATCACGGATACTTCTGCTGACATGGCCGAAGTGGAGGAAGAGCCAACCCTAGAAGAGATTGCGGCTGCCATTGACCAGGCGGACACCGAGCGCGTGGCAATTGCCCTTGCCCTTATCTTGCAGTCGGCGTGGGAGAATCGCGTTCAAGCGGCGTTGGTGATTGCAAATCAAGCGATCGAGTCCGGAGCGACGATAGATGAGGCTATTGGCGCAATGCAGGCCGAACTTGGAACGCCAATGCGTCAACAGGTTGAGCAACAGATGCAAAGCGGCGTCCGGATCTTGTACCGGATTGGCAACCGAGAAGTGCAATCTCCCGATGTAGGACCGCGCCGGCAGCGCACGATCCGCCACATGGACAACAGTTCGTTGTTTTGGGTGGAGAACCACTATGAGCGCTTCGTGCAGGAGCGCATTCGGGACGTGAGCGAACAGAATTTCCGTGAGGGGCTTGGGGCCTTTCGCTCCGGCCGCAACTTTGCCAAATCACAACTCGGGCGACAATTCAGCAAGTCACAGTCCTATTGGGAGCTTCTTGCAAACTCGACGGCGACACGAACCCGAGAACTTGCGCACATGGATGGGTTCATTGAGCAAGGAGTGGACCCCGAAATTAGCGCCGTACTGGATGCCCGGACGAGTTGTATCTGCCGAACGCTAGACGGAACGCAGCTCCCAGTTGAGGTGCTGGCCGAGCACAAAAACGCCGTCTTGGACGCCGAGAGTCCCGAAGAGGTTAAGGAGGACGTGTCCCCTTGGTTGCCTTGCTCGCGCATACGCACACTAGAGGCACAGGGACCCGAAGCGCTTGCAGAAGCTGGTGTCGTGAACCCACCGTATCACGGGCACTGCCGTTCGGCCCTTATTCGACCGCTTTGAGCGCGATAGCGCTTGAATTACAGACGCCCACTTGAGTGTTCTACTCCATGACCAATCCGCAATGATGAGGGAACGCGATCAGCTTGCGACACTTCTTTCCAAGGCATACCAGTGCCTCTCAAAAGATGAGGTTCGCCGTATTTTGGATGCAGCTGACCGAACCATGCGCGGGGACGGGCGCTATGTACTCGTGGGAAGTGATGGGGAGGTGCAGCGACTGGACTTCGCCGATGAGGTGCGGCAGTGAGGCTGCACGCTACTGGATGAGGTTTTTTGTCTCGGAACTTGACATCTGGCGTGCACATATATACCATGTAAACGAATAGACGTGCGCCCGCCGTGGCGCGAATAGCGGCTTGACATTCGACCGCCATCCAGCGCTTTGCGCCGTGGTGGCACGAGCCTGATGAGGCGTCTCCCGCAGTGATGCGGAGAGGCGCCTTTTTTATTTGCACCGACTCATCGCCGCAAGCGGTGTTCGGAGATCGGTCCTGCCGTAAAGAGGGCCGCACGGACTTCATGGCCGCCGCAAAAAGCCATGCTCGGAAGCTTCAATCCGCTAACAGCACTTTCTTTTACTTATGGGACTCGACGAAGCCATTGAGGAGCTTGACGGTGTGGACGCAGAGACGTTTGCCGAACGCCTTCAGGACGAGCGCTCGGAACTCTACAAGCAGGTGTACTCGGATGGGTACGGGGCCGGGAAGACGGACCAGAAATCCGAAACCGAAAAGGTGCAATCCCAGCTTGAGGAGTTGAAAAGCGAGAAGCAGTCGCTTGAATCCGACCTCGAAGAGCTGAAGGACGAGCAGCCGGAAGCCGCCGAACTTCGTGGGAAGTACGAATCGAAGTTGGAGGAGAAGCAACAGCAGGTGGAGAAGCTGGAAAGCCAACTCGACGAAGTGGAGCATGAAAAGCGGCAGGCGATCAAGCAGGAACGCCGGTCTATCCTAGAGGAGCGGACGAAAAACCGACTTCTCTCAGAGGGCGTGGACGAAGATTACGCCGAGTTTCGGACACAGAAGGCCATTGAAGAGCGCGTTGAGCTCGACGATGACTACCAGCCGACGGTGTACGAGGAAGATGGTGTGCCCACCCCGCTAAACGACAACGATCCACATGAGGCGCTTGCTGGCAACATTCTGTCTGAGACGCCCGACAAGTTCATCTCCGACAATCGGCCCGGCGAAACGGGTGTCGGAGACACAGGCAGCACTACGGGCGCAAATACCGTCACCGACGAAGACCTTCGCAAAGGCAACGTCGATCCCACGGAGATCCTCAACAACGACGTTCAAGTAGAATAACCCTTAGCTTTCCGACATGGCTAACGCTCTTGAAGCAGCAATCCCCAAGATTCTCGCTGGCGGCCTTGCGACGCTCCGCAAGCGCACCGTGATGCCCAGCCTCGTCCGGCGTGACTTTGACGACGAGGCGGCGCAGAAGGGTCAGACCATCGACCTGTTTGAGACGGAGACGCCCGACGTTCGGGACGTGAGCCCGTCCAACACGCCGCCCACCACTGGCGACACCAAGACGGCCGAGACGAAGATCACGCTCGACAACTGGAAGGAGGCGCCGTTCTACCTGACGGACAAGGACATCCTTGAGGCCACGGAGGGTGTGGTGCCCGATGCCGTCGAGAAGGCCGCGAAGAAGCTGGCCGAGCAGATCAACTCCGACATTTTCAGCACCTATTACCGGGTGTACGAAAACGTCGGGAGTGCCGGGAGCGCGCCCTTTAGTGGCGGTTTTGGCGATGCGACCGCCGCCCGCAAAGTGCTCAACCAGAACGAGGCGGACATGGACCCGCGCCGAATGGTGGTCAGTCCGGAGGCGGAGGAAAATGCCATCAACCTGTCGGAGTTTGCCGACTCGTCCTTCTCGGGGGACGATCAGGTTATCACTGAGGCGGACATCGGGCGCAAGCTCGGGTTTGACTGGGTGTACGACCAGCAGGTGCCAAGTCACACCACCGGCTCGCTGTCAAGCGTTACGGTGGATGGTGCTCAGACGGCCGGGATCAACAACAACAGCATCCCGCTCTCGGGCACGTCGATCAGCCTGAATCAGGGCGACATCATCACGTTTGCCAATCACTCGCAGTCGTACGCGGTGACGGAGGACATTAGCTCGCTCTCCAACGACCTGAAGATTGAGCCTGCGCTTCAGCAGGACCTGTCGGGCGGAGAGGCGGTGTCCCTCGACGTGAGTAGTGACCACACGGTCAACCTGGCGTTCGCACAGGACGCCTTTGCGCTCGCCATCCGACCGATTGCGGACGCGGACCTTGAGGATGTTGCGATCACGCGGACCATGCAGGACCCCGTGACCGGCATCCCGCTTCGCGTGGAGGTCACGCGCGAGCACAAGCGGACGCAGTGGAGCTTCGACGTGCTCTATGGCACGCAGAGCATTGATCCGCGTCAGGCCGTTCGCGTCCTCGGCGCCTAAGCGTAGCGCTAATCCCCCACCTTGGGGATGAGGGTGGGGGTTGAATTCTCACGCACAACAGCAAGACACTATGGGTCTCGTTCCGACTGTAAAGGTTGCCGATGATGCCTTCGAGCGCGGGTACAAGATCATCGCGGAGGAAGACTTCGACCCCGACGAGCACGAGAGGTATGTAGAGGGCTATAGCTACGAGCTTGCTAAGAATGGCTTCTGGACCATTTACAGCGGCGAAGAGGAGGTGGATAGTGGTCGCAAGAAGGAAGCCCTATCCTCGGCCTTGGAAGACCTTGGAACTTCGCTAGAATCGGCAGAGCGGCTTGAATAATGTCCCTCGTAACCGAGACGAGCGTTTACGAAATGACCGTGGTTGACGATTTCGACCACGCCGAGACGGTCAAGATGTTCGGCCCGCAGGCCGAGGAGCGGATGAGAAGCGTGCTCACCGCCGATGCTGACCCACATTGGCAGCGGCGCTCCGCAGGGTTTGTAGACCACTTTGATCTTCCCGTCGAGCAGAATCGGGGGGACGTTTACGACGCCATTGTAGACGGCGATGACCCGTGGACGAGTGATGACAAGGACCGGCTACGCCGCGCGGAAACGGTGTTTGCTTTTGCCGAGGCTCTGCCAAGCTTAAACATCGACATGGCAGAGGGTGGGCAATTGGTGCAATCGACTGGGTTCGACCAATCGAGGACAAGCTACCGCACCGAATCGTCCCTCTCTAGCCTACAGACAAACCTCAAAAAGGGGGCAATACGGTTGGCGCGCGGTATTCTGTCTCGGCATGATCGTGACGATCCCGAACCGGTTTACACGCTGTGATGGGCTCTTTGCGCGACGATTTCATGCAGGGCATTCGAGAGGGGGTGCGCCAAGAATCCGACAAGCTGATTACGGCGCTCACGGAGGAGGTGGACCAACGAGGAATTACGAACCGGGGCTCCTTGCGACAAGGATTTGAGAAGACGGTTGTTTCTACTGGCGCGAAGATCACAGTGCAGATTACTGGGGTATCCTACGCGAATTACGTCGCGGAAGGCACGAGTGGGTATAGCGCCCCGCCGCCGATACAACCGTTGCGGCGATGGGTAGAGACAAAACTAAACGTCCCCCAACCCCTTGTGCCGAAAGTGGCCTACGGGACACAAAAGAACATTTTCGAGCACGGGACGCCGACTCCGGGCTCCCCCTTGCAGGGGCGCAACGACTACGTGCAGGGCGCCCTACAGCGGCGGCTGCCCGACCTTACGCAAACTCTCGAACGACGCGCTGCCAGCAGGGCAGACGGGTAGATGCAAGAAATCGTTACTGTCGTCAACAATGCCGCAGATGCAACCGGCGAGTTCGGTCGGATCGAAAGCGAGCTCGTGCAGAGTGCGAAAGATAACCACTATCCGCTCCACTACGCTTGGGAGCGGACAGCCGACTTTTCGACGGCCTACCGAGGCGGCGGTAAGGACGTGCAGGCTTCCGCCCAGTTTGCTATCGTCGGGAAAGCGAAGAATCACACCTTTGCAGAAATAGAGGATTTATTCGAGAAGGTGGTGAGGGAGGCGCGCGATCAGGCGCCGGTAGAGCCGGAGGACTTTGACTCCTTCGATGCTAATTTTGGCGGCACGAGGGTCCGTATTGCTCTTTACTCGATGACACTCGACACGACACGCAACTTCTGATATGTCCTTGCGTCGCCAGGAAGGCGAGTTCGACGTTTTCTACTGGTCTCGGTTTGAGCCTACGTCCGGCACTGACCCGAAGCAGAACCCGGACAACTATAGTCGTGTGGGGCTTCTTGCGGACCTGAGCGACGAGATCAGCAACGAAACGCAGTCAACCCTTGACCGGGCCTCCTCACAGCACGAGAGCATCATTTATGGCCAGCAGTCTTCCAGTGAAAGCCTTACGTGCAACGTCCAAAAGGCGCGCGGGGACGGCTCGCTCAGTGGGGACCCGACCGCCTCTAGCGCAACGGCCGGCGATTCCACGCTCACGATCAATACCGATTCGGATGACACAATTGACGTGAGCGACGGAGATGTTATCGCACTAGGGTCGCACGATTACTTTTACCTTGTGCGATCCTCTCTGAGCTTGGGCAACTCCACGTCAGGTTCAATTGACATTGCCCCGAAATTGCAGGCGGACATTGGCGGGGGCAATGTGGTGTCGCTCAAGTCCGACGCCGAGGACCCGGTTCAGCTCGTGATCCGCGAGTCTGGCGTAGCGCAGCGAAAAGGATACTGGCTCATCAACCCCGAAGACGGTAGCGGGAGCACGCAGACGGGCCTTGAGGGAGTGCACGGTCAAGCCGCGATTGAGTCAGTTAGCAATACCCGAAATTCCGGGGAGTTTAAGCAGTTCGAGATTGAGATGACCAACGGCGTGCAACCGACGTACTTCACTACCTAGAATTGACAATCTGATCTGTTATGTCTATCAGCAGGCAGGAAGGAGAATTTGACATTCTGTATGTCACGGACACTGATCCCGGCTCGGCGACGGCGCGGAAGGACTCGTCCAATTACACAAAGGTTGGGCTTCTAGGGGACCTGTCCGATGAGCTGTCCAACGACACGCAATCGACGCTCGACCGAGCCTCTTCGCAGCACGAGAGCATCATTTATGGCCAGCAGTCTTCTAGTGTGGACCTGACGTGCAACGTCCAAAAAGAAGACTCGGGCGGGACCACCACTGAGGACGCTGGGCAAATCATCCTCCGTGACGCGGCAGTCAACCAAGACATCGTGCATTGGCTGATCGTCCCCGAAGACAGTAGCGGCACAGAAATCACGGGGCTGGAGGGCGAATACGGGGCCTCGGCAGTTGAGAGCATTAGCAATACCCGAAATGCGGGTGAGTTCAAGCAGTTTGAGGTGTCCCTTACCAATCGCAAGCAACCCTCTTACTACACCGTATAACCGATGGATGACCCTCGCAGCAAGGAGGTTGAGCTTTTTGGCGAAACCTGTGACCTCAATCTGACGGCCGCGAATTTCCGGCTTGCGCAGATGGAAGGTGCCGGGCTTGACCCCGACGAGTTGCAAACAACCGAGGACTTCGAGCTCGGGTCGCAACTGGCCTATATCGCCGTCCTGCCCTCCACCCCCGACGATAAAACCGAGCGCGACGTGATGGAAGAGTTGATCAAACAGGGCGCCGCCACGGACGCAGCCCAGCACTGCCTCGCTCAATACCTTGAAATGCAGCAGGAATTGGGAAAATTCCTGGCGGAGACGGTGAGCGAGACGCTGACCGAATCCTTGACTTCGGAGGAGTAGACCGCCTGATGGCCGAGTGTTTTGGGTACAACCCCCGCGAGGTGGATGAGTTGAACATTCGAGACCTTGCGGTGATGCTGCACGCGGGCTTGCGCAAGCAGCGGACAGGCTTCCAGCAGGCGGCACTCATCGCCTCGAAGGTGCACAACCTTGGCGGCCCTCGCGGGAAGCAGTTTGACCCGAAAACCCCCGTTGATCTCTACCCCGACCTCTTCCCAGAAGGGGAAACCGGGGAAGAATGGGAGGAAGAAGTCAAGCAGGCGTTTGAGGAGTATGATCCCGACTAGTGCTCACCATCTGCTACAGCTTCGCGGATCTGCAATAGCAGCTGTAGAGCCCGCCCCACAGCAGCAATCACGAGAGCCATGAGCAACAGTCCCCCCACAATGATGGGGACAGATACGGGCGGGTCCGGGAGCCCAACGTAGATGCCAGTCCCCGCAAGCACCAGGATGGCTAGAGCATAGTAGAGCTTGTACATCTTATCCATTTTGCCAATACGTATTGATTAGACGTGGCTCGCCAGGTTGTCGTCGAAATACAGGCCAATGCAGGAACGGCCACAGGTGCCCTTCAGGACGTTCAGGCTAAAATCGATCAAGTAAAGCAAGGGTTCCGTGCCACCGGGGATGCTGGCGAAGAAGAGTTTGCCCGGATTGGTGGAGCCGCAGCGAACGCGGCTGGGCAAATTACGGGCAGTATGCAGAAGGCAATCAACCAGACGGCAAAAGATTTCCAGCGGTTTGGGGACATTACTCTCCAATCCTTTTCCCGCATTGAAGCAGCTTCGGAAGACCTTCAGAGGCGACAGCAGCTAATAGGCAACCAAGCCGATGAACTAGCCCCAAAAATCCAGAATGCTTACGTTGACGGGATTGAGTCTGTCAAGGGGTTTGAGCGTGCCGTAGAAACCACGTATGACGAACTTGTGGAGCGCACGGGGCAAGGTCTTCAGGCAACAGACTCAATGGAGGCGGCATTTGCCGACCTACAACAGCGAGCCCAACTTGCGGAGTCGGGATTGCAAGACGTAGCACGAGTCCAAGGCCGGATTTCTACAACGGGACAGACGATGCGGTCCTCACTATCATCGTCGTCTAACAACCTTGCCTTTGAGCTAACACAGGCAGCACAGGACGCAAAGTTTGGACTAGCTGGTGTAGCAAACCAGATCCCCCTCATCTCCGAGCAGTTCACTCAACTTTCGGCAAAGGCGGGTGGTGTGCGCGGCGCATTCTCAGAGCTTGCGAGCACCTTTTTTGGGCCGATCGGTCTTCTCGCTGGAGTTACATTGGCGACGCAGTTCCTCCCGGAGTTGACAAGTCTATTTAGCGATGCCGAAGACAGTGCAGAAAAGAGCGCTGACAAGATTGAGAAACTAGGAAGCGCCGTCAACTCCGTGGTTGATGTCGTTAGTGGCAACACTGCTGACCTAGAGATTAACCTTGATCAGGTCAACAGCGCGATCAACACCACTGAGAACCAGATCCTCGCACTCGAACAGCTATCTCGCATTGATCCTGTAGGAGGGGTCCTTCCGTTTGCCGAAATTGACCGCCAAGCGCCTGCGGCAACACAGCAGCTTATACAGGGCCTTGCTGAAGAGAGTGAGGGGCCGGGCATTTTGGCGGAAGACGTAGAGCAACGGCTACAAGATGAGCGCGCTATTCGCAAGCAGCTTGACAAGCAACAGTCAGAGCTGGAGCGGCAGCTTCGCCTCCAGGAGCGTCTTCAACAGTTAGGGGCAACCGCCAAAAGCACTGAAGAAAAGCGCCTTGAAACGCTAATTAGTTTGCGTGAGGAGCTACAAGAAATCTTTGCGGAGGTCATGGCCGAGCGTGAGCTTGGCGAAGAGGCCGGCACAATCCGCCGCCAAATTGAAGCGTTTGAGGAGCAGCTGGAGCTAGAAAAAGAGATTAACCGTATACTATCTGAGCGCGAAGACATCACCCGAGCGGAAGCCGAGCGTATTGCACGGACGAACCGCGCCCTAGAAGGGTTGCAGAACCTGGATATAGAACGCCCCGACAGTGGCCCCGCTGGCGCTGACGGTAGCGGGTTGACGGCCGCCCAACAACGCCTCGCGGATCTCGGGATTGAGTTTCGCAACATCCAGGCAGACATTGAGAACGGGTTTATCGGGCCGGTGCGCGGTTCGATCATGCAGGTCGAAAACCTGCGCGACACTCTTCGGCTTATGCGGTCTGACGAGATCCAGGCCAGTACCGAAGAGATTGAGGACATGGAGGACAAACTTTCGGATGTAGCGGAGAGGGCAGTGAAGCTACAGCTTGCCTTTCAGGCAGTCGGCCAGTTCTCCCAAGCTTTCGGAGACGAAATTGGGTCTGCAATCGTCGGGGACCCTGGAAAAATTGATCAACTACGAAATCGAAGGGGACAACTTCGGAATCAACTACGCCAATCCTTGCGGCAGGGCAATTTTGAAGAGGTTAGACAACTTAGAAGAGAGTTGTCTAAGGTGAACAACAAGCTTGACACGGCAACAAGCCTGTTTGAGCGGCTCGGGCAAGCCTTCAACAACTTGGGCAGTATCGCTCGAAGGGTGCTACAACAGCTGATAGCCGACTTGACTGCCGCTGTAACACGTGCTGTTCTCCTATCAGCAATCAGCGCAGCATTTGGAGGGGGCGGGTTTTCGCTCTTTGGGCAGCTTTTCACAAATAGCATATTAGGCGGCGGAAGCATACAGGGGAATTTCTTTGCTGGTGGGGGCAAGGTTGCAGGGCCAGGAACCTCAACATCCGACTCCATTCCGGCTAGGCTTTCCGATGGTGAGTTTGTAGTCAACGCCGCATCCACGTCAGCAGCACCAGCATTGATCTCGGCAATAAACGAAAGCCCATCCTTTGCCGCCCAGTTGCAAAATTCAATGGGGAGAGTACGAACATTCGCTCGTGGTGGGTTGGTCGGTGGACAGATGAGTATTGCAGGACACTCGACACAACGAGAGGCGGGCATTACACTTGAGATTACAGGGGAGACGCGCACACGCGGCGGCGATATTGTAACCTCTTACGATGTCACAAAGCGCAATCGCAGACGTAAAGGAAGAGTCACGTAATGGCTTACGGTACGAAGTACAAATTTAGATGGGTTGGGCGTTCTGGGGAGTACCGCGTACTTCTTCAGAAGGACGGGTACTCTAGCGGATCTACGAGCCTTACGCCCGCTGACACCCCCATTGAGATTACTTGGGGGGAGGAGGGGAAGGAAGATTTAACCACACCACTTAAAATATCTACAGCTCGCATCCGTTTTATAGGCGATGCGGACGGCGGAAGTGTCAAGGAGATTTTTGACGCCCCCGACACTGAGTGGCGATTGCGCTTTGAAGAGCTAAACGGGAGTTGGGAGTTGCAGTGGCAAGGGTTTTTGGCGACCGACTTGTGGCAAGACAATCCGAATTTAGACCATGAGGTTGTAGAGTTAGAGGCAATTGACGGCCTCGCACTCCTAGAGAATCGGGAAGGGTTTACGTTTGGGGCTACCGACGAAGAGTACGACTTGACCTTCGGTCTTCAGGTTATACTGCAAGACCTACACCAACTCCCAATCTGGACGACGATGGATTGGCACCCGTACAACAACGGGAACGACTCTCCCACGGAGTGCCCGCTAAACTATCTCGTCGTTAAGGATACGGCATATCAAGAGCTTAACGACGCCCAAGAGGTTGAATCCACGCTAGACCAGCGAACACAGCTGGAAGGCATTTGCGAGCGCTTTGGGCTTACGCTATTTCAATCCGACGGACGGTGGCACCTCCGCCAGAGAGATCAGGTTGCGGACGGCACCTCACTGAAAACCTACAAGTTGAGTGGGAGCGAAATTGCATTCAACGCTGGGGTCAACGAAGACGTTACCACCCCTCTTCCCCCAACTCTCCAAATTGAGCGACCCCGCTCCCGTGTCCAGCGGCTGCGGGCGCTGAAGAGCGTGTACAGCTACGACGACCTCGGGGAGCTTATCACCAATGGCGACTTCGAGGACCCGGTGAGCGAGTGGAGCGGACAGGCTGGTTCTGGGCGCTCCACTCGCACCAAGTACAGTAACCACACGGATATAACCCGGACAGAAACGCAAGAAGACACCTACTGCTACTGGCTGAAATACTCTAGCGCCTTTAGTGACACTGGGGACGTTACGGTCGAGCAGTACCTTGACGCCAAAATCGATGCCCCGAATCCTAGGTCGGCGATTACGATAGGCTTCGACTTGGCTACCAACGCGGGCAGTAATCCTGAGCTGCAAGGGAATTGGGATTTCGAGATCGGTAACAGAGAACTTAAGTTTGCAACACTCTCGATCGACCAGACCGCTCGGCCTTCGGAAGACGGGAAGGTGTATCTTTCTCAGCAAGTGCCAGGTACAGAAAAACGGATCGTAATTCCGGAGGGCGCGGTGCTCCCAGTGCGGAAAGACGACACAACTAGCGGGGGGCTTAGTTTCGATTCAGTCACGACGATTACCCTCACCGAGCCCGCCCGAGCCGGAGATACTGCTCTACGTGGACAAATCATAGATAAGATCGACGCGAGCAAGCAAGGCATTCGCGTCGGTTATTGGTACTGGGGGGGCACTGGGACCCGCATGGACAGCTCCTCGGTGCCGAGGTGGCCGATGAATCAGCTTTGGACTTTCGTGCCGCAGGAAATTAGGGTTCCCCTCCACACCCCTGACGGGACGCGAATTAGCGGGAGCCCCTACATCTTCTTTCAAGCGTACCAGGACGATCCGGGTGGACCAACCGCGAACTACTTTATTGAGGATGTTTCTGTCCAGGTTACGATTGGGGGAGAACCTGTAGAGCGTAACGAGTACATCGCTCTCGACACCCAATACGGCCGGGAACAGTCTGTCGAGCACCGCATCGG